GTTTATCGTTTTGGTAAGATAAAGAACTTCTCGGTGTTGACATCTTGATCTATCCGTGGTATTATACACAGTTCTCTAAATTCAGGAATGATTATGACCGAAGAAATTGAAGTGAAAGATCCTGACCTTGAGCGTCAGTGGAATGAATGGCTTGCTGCAAATGATCCTTGTACATTTGAAGCGGTAGATGATGATACTTTGCGTAATACTGTTATCAATGATCTGACCAATGTGTCTAAGATGACTGTGGAAGAATACACACTCTTTCAGAAGTGGTGTGAAATTCATGAACGTTATCCTACTCGTCTTGTTTCTACTCTGTTTGGTGAAGAAGTTCAAATGGAAAGCAAAGACGATGAGATGTTCATCAAGCAGATCAAGTCTAACATCTGGCGACCAGAAAGTCCAGATGATTTCATGAACCTTCAACCTGAATTGATCTATACTAAAGATGCTGAGTTGTCTGAAACTTGGAATTGTATTCGCACGTTCACTTCTACTATGAAGAACAACTCTAACATTGGTCGCAACCTCAACTATATTGTTGTTGACAGAGTGACTGGTAAGTATCTTGGTGTTATCTGCATCTCTTCTGACTTCCTTGATCTGACACCGCGTGACCAGTATATTGGTTGGCAGCGTGAAAAGAAGACACAAGGTCACATGATCAACTTCACCGCAATCGGTTCTACGATTGTACCTTTGCAACCTCTCGGTTACAACTATGTTGGTGGTAAACTCCTTGCTTTGCTCTGTCTGTCTGATGAAGTACAATATCAGTGGAAGAAACAGTATGGTGATGTTCTTGCTGGTGTGACCACAACTTCACTCTATGGTAAGAATAAGATGGGTGGTCTGTCTCAATATGATAATCTGAAACATTGGAAGAAGATGGGTTTCTCCTCTGGTTCTGTGTCATATGAAACTACGAAACCTACTGTCGATATGATCCGTGCATGGTTGAAAAAGAACCACACAAGAAAGTATTTTGAGTGGTATGCTGCTAAGAAGCAATCAGGCCAGCCATACAAACGCGATCATAAGAACCGCTCTTACACGTTTGCCTATTCTAAACTTGATATTCCAAAAGAACTCATTCGTTCTGAGCATCAACGCGGTATCTATTTTTCTCCACTATATAATAACACCAATGAGTTCCTTCGTGGTGATATCAAAGAAGATCAACTGATAAAGTCTTTTGACACCTCCTATGAAGCACTTGCCAATTTATGGAAAGACAAGTATGCTTCCAAACGTATTCGTTCCTTGAAGGAACAGAACCGCGTCTCTACGGAAACCTTGTTCTATGATGACCTCATCTATATGGACTGGTCAGAAGCTAAGGAAAAGTATCTTTCACAAGTTGGAAGGTAACAATTTCTGTTACATAATAGACCTGCGTCCAGTGCATACCAGCTATGCAAAAATAGAGGTTGTCAGAGGCGCCGAATCCTCCTATAATACTATTCAAATCTGGTGAGGATCTTATGTCTAAATCTCTTCTCGCAAAACTACTCGCAACGGAAAACATCTCAATTCAGCGGTCGGCCTCGGCTTCGACCGCTGCTTTTGATATCAAGAACCGTGTTCTGATCCTTCCTGTGTGGAAAGGCATCTCAGAAGACCTTGAAGATATGTTGGTTGTTCACGAAGTTGGCCATGCTCTTGATACACCGGCTGACAAGTGGCTTGTCGCAATCAAAGATATCTGTAAGAAAGTTTACGGCAAAGAGAATGATGAGGCTATTGATGCTATCAAAGGCTTCATGAATGTTATCGAAGATGCCCGTATCGACAAGCGCCAAAAGCGCCGTTATCCTGGTTCACGCCGTAATTATTTGATCGGTTACAAAGAACTGATCGAACGTGACTTCTTTGGTACGGCGAACCGCGATATCAACTCTTTCTCTTTCATTGACCGCTTGAATATGTATTTCAAGGGCGGTTTCAATGCTGGTATCAAATTCTCAAACGAAGAAATGCCTTTTGTCAAGCGTATTGAGGCGGCTGAAACGTTTGAAGAAATTATTCAACTCACCGAAGAACTCTTCAAGTATTCTAAGGAAAAAGGTGAAGATCAACTTCAAAACAAAGAAGACATGATCCAAACCGGCTTCGATGAAGACGGTGAAGAGGGTGATGATTTTGATTTTGGTGATGATGACCTCGAAGAAGCCGATGATGATGGCGATCAAGGCAAGTCTAAAGGTTTTGCCAAAGGTGAAGGTGAAGAAGAAGTAGAAACTGACGAGAAGCCTAAGAAAGGTCAGTCTGGTTCTGCGGGCGATGACTTCGTTCCGGAATCTCAAACTGAAAAGGCTTGGCAGTCCCGTCAAAGCGAAATTCTTAGCACGGACAATACAGAGTATCATTATGTTACCGTGCCGAAATTCAACTATAATTCGGTTGTTCGTGATTACAAATCTTTCTTGGAAGAAAACCGCAAGTCTTTCTTGCAGAACACTTCTAAAGAATGGATGGAAAAGGTTCGTGAAGCGGTTACTAAGTTCCGCAACGAAGACAATGCAACAATCTCTTTCATGGTCAAAGAGTTTGAAATGAAGAAGTCTGCGGACATCTTCTCTCGCATTTCGATTGCTAAGACTGGCGTGATTGATACCAACAGATTGTATTCTTACAAATACAATGATGATATTTTCCGTCGTCAATCTATTGTGCCTCAAGGTAAGAACCATGGCTTCGTTATGGTGCTTGACTGGTCTGGCTCAATGCTTGGTAACATCCGTGAAACGGTCAAGCAACTGATCAGTCTGACCTCATTCTGCAAACGGACTCAAATCCCGTTTGAGGTTTATATCTTCCGTGATCGTACACAAAGAGAATATGATACTGGTCTACAATTTGACTATAAGAAGAATGATCTTATGTTTGGTTCGTTCACCATGCGTAATGTTCTGTCTTCTCGCATGAAGTCTCACGAATTGCTTGAAGCATACGCAATGCTTTGGGCCATTTCTAACTCACACTACAATGGTGCTGAAAGCATGGGTGGCACACCACTCAATCAGGCCATTGTTGTTACCGAAGAAATCGTGAAGCGGTTCAAGGCTTCTAGCAAGGCTCAGATCGTCAACGTGATCTTCTTGACCGATGGTGAATCCAATCCTATCGAAAGAGTATATGATAGTACCGTCTCTCGCTGGGATGCAAATGGTAAACATATGAAGAATGTGTTTATTCTGCAAGACAAAGAAGTTGGTAAAGAATACCACTTCAAGTCTAATGAATATTCAAATTCATCATATATGCCATCTAATGAAGTAACGATCAATCTTTTGAAGCGCCTCAAGGATCGAACAGGTGCAAACCTGCTTGGTTTCTATCTGTATGATACTGCCAGCTTCCCTTCTGTGTTGCGTACTTTCTATGGTTATTCCGTTGACAGTAAGTTTGAAGACACATTGAAGAAATCGTGGTCTGAAAACAAGTTTATCCCTGTTACATCCCATGGTTACGATGACTATTACATCATCAATACCAAGGCGATGATGAATACGGAAAACAAGTTGGAAGTAAACTCGGAAATGACCAAAGCAAAGATTGCTAAGGAATTTATGAAGTTTTCCGAGAAAAAAGCCGTTAACCGTGTCTTGCTGAGACGGTTTATCGACAAGGTGGCTTGACAAAGCCACCTAAACCTCCTATAATCCATCCATAGTTGATGATCAAGCAAGGAAGTGACCGAAATGCCTAAGCTCGTTGACCGTTCTCAGTTCCTCAATGCCGTTCAGAAGATGTACGGAAATGTTGAGACGATTACCCGCCCTGAAGTCAAGGCGGTGTGTAAAAAGTTTAAGTTGGATTATCCAAATTGGCTTGTGAATGATCCCACCCGCCGCGCCGGTCGTGGTATTTACAATCTGTATGATGCCGTCAAGACTGTTGTGAAGTCTGATCCTGTTCCTGTTACTAATCCTGAAACTACTGTAGCCATGGCTGTGGCTGCTGTTCAACTGAATGTGGCTGCTCCTGTGGATCTTGTTCCTGAAAAAGCGAAGGGTTATGTTCCCTTCGGCAACTTCAATGATGTTCGCCAGATTATCAAGTCTGGTAAATATTATCCCATGTATATCACAGGTCTTTCTGGCAACGGCAAGACCATGATGATCGAACAGGTCTGCGCCCAAGAAAAGCGTGAGATGGTTCGTGTCAACATCACCATCGAAACGGATGAAGATGATTTGATCGGTGGTTTCCGTTTGCAAGATGGTAAGACTGTCTGGCAAAATGGTCCTGTGATCGTTGCGATGGAACGTGGTGCTGTCTTGCTCCTTGACGAAGTTGACCTTGGTTCTAACAAGCTTATGTGCTTGCAACCCGTCCTTGAAGGCAAGCCGATCTATCTCAAGAAGATCAACAAGGTGATCACACCTGCTCCTGGTTTCAACATCGTGGCTACCGCGAACACCAAGGGTAAGGGTTCTGAAGATGGCCGCTTCATCGGTACCAACGTGATGAACGAAGCCTTCCTTGAACGTTTCAGCATCACCATGGAACAGGAATATCCTGCTGCTAAGGTCGAACAGAAGATCCTGAATAATGTTCTCGGTACTTCTGGCATTGTTGATCCTGCTTTCACTGAAAAGCTTGTGCAATGGGCTGAAGTGATCCGCAAGTCCTTCTATGAAGGCGCTGTTAGCGAAATCATCTCGACCCGCCGTCTCGTTCATATCTGCGAGGCCTTTGCCATCTTCAATCAGAACCGCGAAAAAGCAATTCAGCTTTGCTTGAACCGTTTTGATGTTGACACAAAGAACTCGTTCCTTGACCTCTACAAGAAGTTGGACGAAACAATCAATCCTGTTACAGAAGGAACGCCCGTTGCGGCTTCACCCTCTGACCAAGAAATCGCCTTCTAAGGCGGTTGACAGAGGGTAATACCTCTGCTATAATGCTCCACAGTGGTAGATCGGTCACTTACCACTGTGGAGCTATTCACACATAAAAAGTGACTTATATTATGGAGAAAATAGTATGTCTCAGCTTTCTAAGGTTGCAAAGCACCTCCGTCGTAACTCAAAGGGCGTTGGTATCTCGGCTAAGAAGCTTGCAAATCTGGCTCACATCCCTGTTGAGTCCGTCTACAAGCGTATCTATGACCTTCGTGTACTCGAAGGAAAGGCCATCTACAGCAACTATCGTTTGGTCAATGGCCAGCGCAAGATGTTCTATCGTATTGCCTCGTAATTTTTCAATAACTTGACTTAAAGGGGTGCTATATATCTGTAGCATCCCTTTTTGCTATTTACGGAGTGATAATTATGGAACTATCAATAAGCGTTGAAGAACTTCGCAAAAACAGATTGTTTGTGGCTACACCAATGTATGGTGGTCAATGTAACGGTCTCTACATGAAGGCCTGCCTTGATCTTCAAGGTATCTGCCAGCAATACGGCATTGAAATTCGTTTCTCTTTTCTTTTCAATGAAAGCTTGATCACTCGCGCTCGCAACTATCTTGTTGATGAGTTTGTGCGCTCAGGTTATACTCATCTTCTTTTCATCGACTCCGATATTCTTTTCAATCCACAAGATGTTCTTGCATTGATGGCTATTGATAAAGATGTTATTGGTGGTCCTTATCCAAAGAAGTCGATCAACTGGCGCAACGTTTTCAATGGTGCCAAACGTGTTCTTGAAAACGATAAGATCGACAAGGCTACCTGGAATCCAGGTGAGCTTGAAGGTCTGACTGGTGATTATGTTTTCAATCCTGTTCCTGGCACCACACAGTTTCGCGTAACAGAACCTCTTGAGGTTATGGAGATTGGCACCGGTTTCATGATGGTCAAACGTCATGTATTCGATAAGTTTAAAGAAGAATATCCACATCTCAACTACAAGCCAGACCACGTTGGTCAGGCTAACTTTGACGGTTCAAGATACATTCATGCGTATTTTGATACCGTGATTGACCCTGATAGTCATCGTTATCTTTCTGAAGACTACATGTTCTGTCAGTATTGGCGAGCCATCGGTGGTAACATCTGGCTTTGCCCATGGATGAAAACCCAGCACGTTGGTACCTATGCTTTCACAGGTGACATGCCTAAGATTGCGGAGATCACAGGAAACCTCTAATATGATTATCGGTATTGTTGGTTTTGCCGGTTCAGGTAAAGGCACAGTCGGTGACATTCTCATTCGTGATTATGATTTTCACCGATTGTCCTTTGCTGATGGTGTAAAGGATGCAGTCGCGGTTATCTTCGGATGGCCGCGACATTTATTAGAAGGTGATACTTCCGAGAGTCGAGATTTTCGTGAAACTAAAGATGAATGGTGGAGCGAGAAGTTTGGCTATGAAGTAACACCACGTTTTATGATGCAGAAAATGGGAACCGAGGCTGGGCGTGAGGTCTTTCATGATCAGCTTTGGGTTCATGCTTTGGCTCGTAAAGCGGAACAATATAAGAATGTTGTTATTCCTGATGTTCGTTTTCCAAATGAGATAGAGTATATCAGGAATAGTGGTGGCTTTGTTATTCGTGTTTCTCGCGGCAAAGATCCTAAGTGGTTTGAAACTGCAAGAACCGCAAACAAAACAAAAGACCATTCTGAAATGATCAAGAATAACATTCACTATTCTGAATGGGCATGGATCGGAAGCACTTTCGATTATCAACTGCCTAACAACGGAAGCTTAATAATGTTAGAGTCGGATGTGAAACACATGTTGAAAGTTTTCACCGGCTCTGATATAATGAACGAAGTTGCTTGAAAAAGGAGTCTATATTATGAAGATGAATGAGCGTACCCTTACCGTCTTGAAGAACTTTGCTGGTATCAATTCTGGTCTTGTTCTTCGTCCAGGCAAGGTTCAGAAGACAGTATCGCCAGAGAATACCATTCTTGTTGAGGCTCATCTTGAAGATGATTTCGTCACTACGTTTGGTATCTATGACCTTAACCAGTTTCTCGGTAATGTCACAACTCTGAATAGTCCTGAACTCAACTTCAGTGATACAAATGTTTTGATGAAGGATGGTGATCTTGAGTTGAACTACTATTCATGTTCACCTAATCTTGTCAATTCACCGCCTGAAGGTAAAGAGCTTGTGATGAAAGATCCTGATGTTTCTTTCAATCTCAGTTATACCACACTTCAGAAGTTGTTGAAGTTGGCGGCTATGAATGATCTTTCTAATCTCTCTGTGATTGGTAAAGACGGTGGTATTCACATCAAGACGCATGATGCAAAGAATGATACATCTAATTCCGCATCTTCTAAGATTGCTGACTATCAAGGTGCAGATTTCAATGTCATGTTCAAGGTTGAAAACTTGAAGTTGATTCCTGATGATTACACCGTTGAGATCAAGGTTGGTGGTTTCACTTGCTGGACTAACAAGACTGGCACCCTCAAGTATTTCATCGCACTGGAGAAGAAGTAATGTCTGGTATCGGTCACAATAAGCCTTTCGTTTCACCCAATTCATTGTCGAACGAAGATAAGAAGAAGTTGAAGAATGTTATCTATGCACTCAACGACTCCATGACCCGTGTGGCTGCGGAACGTGATTTGCAGAAAGAGGCTATCAACGAAATCTTTGATGAACTCGGTATCGACAAAAAGATTGTCCGTAAGATGGCGAAAGCCTATTTCATGGCCAATTACAACTCTGTTGTAGAAGAAGAAAAAAACTTCCAAGATTTCTATGACGCAATCATCAAGGAAAACTAATGGCATATGATCCATCTGAACGTCAAAAGAGAATGCAAGAATTGATGCGACCTATTGACAGACAGATCATGATGTGCGATGATGTTCAAGACTTGTTTGCATTAGCCTCAATCATGATGGTAACTTCGAAGAACATCTTCAAGAACCAACTTGGTAAAGAAGGTGCAATCAGAGTTTTGGAAAAAGTTGTAGAGGATCTAAAATATGAATGATGAATTTCTGTGGGTCGAGAAGTATCGCCCACGAAAGGTGAATGAGTGTATTCTTCCTGATCGTATCAAAAAGTCTTTTCAAGAATATGTTGATAAGGGTTCTATACCAAATCTCATGCTGACCGGTAGCGCAGGTGTCGGTAAGACAACTGTTGCTATCGCGATGTGTGAAGAGATTGGTCTGAACTATCTTTTCATCAATTCTTCAGAAGAACGTGGCATTGACATGCTACGCACCAGGATCAAAGGTTATGCTTCTACAATCTCTCTGACTGGTGGTCGTAAGGTCATCATTCTAGACGAGGCTGACTACCTAACACCAGAAGCACAGGCTGGTCTTCGTGGTGCGATTGAAGAGTTTTCTGATAATTGTTCTTTTATCTTTACTTGTAATTTTAAAGCAAGACTAATCGAAGCCTTGCACTCTCGCTGTTCTGTTATTGACTTTACTCTCAAGTCTGATGAGAAGCCAGACATGGCCATCATGTTAACAAAGAGACTTGAAAATATCCTGTCGAAAGAAGGAGTATCTTATGATAAGAAAGTCTTGGTTCAAATTGTCGGTAAGTTTTTCCCAGATTATCGCAGGACTCTCAACGAGCTTCAGCGGTATTCTAGTGGCGGAAGTATTGATGCTGGTACTCTTGCTCAAGTATCGGATGTAAGAAAGATTGCCGATCTTGTCGGCTTCTTGAAAAACCAAAACTTTGCAGAGATGCGTAAGTGGGTTGTCGCAAACTCCGATATTGATCCCGCCCGCATCTATCGTAAAATCTATGATAGTCTGTATGAGTATTTCAAGCCAACCAGCATCCCTCAGGCTGTGGTGATCATTGCAAAGTATCAGTATCAGTCTGCTTTCGTCGCTGACCAAGAGATCAACTTGGTCGCTTGTCTAACCGAAATCATGGTGGATTGTGAATATGTCTAAGCATATGATGGACAACTATACTGTTACCCAATGGGTAAGAATTACTGATTGTGCTTTATTCAATCAAGTACCTTTTGGAATCTATGCTATATCTGAACCAACAGATATGATTCCACCATCCAGTATTGTTCCTCATGAATATGATAGAACGGTTTACTTCGGTAAATCTGGTATATCATATAACGACTTTTTCTATGATAGAAAGTCTGTCAAGAAAAAAGTAAATGTTGTTGATGAGAGTATATATGAGAAATCTTATTTTCATACATACTCTCTACCAGCCAGACGTATCAAAACACATCGTCATAATTTCACAAACAAAAATGCCAATATAGACAGAGAAGTATCTTACACAAAGTTCTTTGAGAAGTTCGGTTCTGGTGAAGATGTTGTTTCTAAAGTTAATGTCTGTATGATCACACCTTTGTATGAGATACCCAATCATTCGGTTAAGGCTTGGTTGTCGGCTATGGAAAGTTACTTTATTCTCAGATTTCAATATAACTTCGGTAGAAACACCTTGATGAATATTGACCATAGCTATGAGCATAACAATCGTGTGATAGAAGACAGTCATGCTCAGGTTAAGAAACAAGAAGTTAGAGAAACCAGTCTTGTGGATTATTTCGTATGACTGACCTATTCAAAGAAATTATTCCTTCTATCTTACAGACCAAGAAGAATGTGGTTGAGAACGAGAAAGATTATGTCCCGTTCGTCGTTAATAAGGCTCTCTCATTTCACTATGATTGTGTTCTATTCTCCAATGAGATGAACAAGGTACCGAACACCGACGGTATCCTTCAATACCACTATTATCTAAATACCATCCGAGGCTATAAGCGCCCGTTTCAGAAATGGCAGAAACTTGAGACTACCGAAGACCTGGAAGCGGTTAAAGAGTATTATAAGTACTCTAACGAGAAGGCCAAGGAAGCCCTATTGGTTCTGTCGGATGGTCAGATCAATGAGATAAAAAGAAAATTAGATAAAGGTGGTTTGAATGGTAAATCTAAGCGAACTCATAGAGGTGACGCTTCCAGAACCTGACGATTTCCTAAAGATAAGAGAAACACTTTCTCGTATCGGGGTTGCGTCAAAGAAGGATCGCACCCTATATCAATCATGTCATATCTTGCATAAGCAGGGTAAGTATTATATCGTACATTTTAAGCAATTATTCTTATTAGATGGAAAAAAATCTGACTTCTCCGACGAAGATCGGGCCCGCCTGCACACTATCGTCAACCTGTTGGCCGAGTGGAATCTTCTTGGTCTGGTTGATCCAAAGAAAAGCAGTGATCCAGTAGCATCTCTAAGTCAGATAAAAGTTCTTTCACATAAAGAAAAGAACGACTGGATTCTTGTCACTAAATATAATATAGGCAAGAAACGTAGGGAAGATTAATGGCTCAGTTTAGAATCGACTCACACCAGTATCTACCACAAGAGAAGACACTATTCGAAGTGGTCATGCTGGCTGACCAGTATGGTAACAGGGTCGGTCCTGCCAATCCTACAGGCGTTGCTGTTGATGCTTTTGGTAGATCAAGAGTATCTACACCGCTAACTCTTTTTGATTCTTCTTTTAGATTTGCTGATAACGGTCTTTGGGTTACATCAAATAGTGCAGCAACAAACAGCACAGTAACATTCATTCAAAATGAAGGTGTAATGAACTTGACAATTAGCACCGCAAATAGTGCTAATATAGTAAGAGAAACAACCAAGGTATTTTCTTATCAACCAGGTAAATCACTTCTAACTCTCAATACATTCGTTATGGAACCAGCCAAAGCTAATCTCACACAAAGAATTGGTTATTATGGTGCAAACAACGGTATCTATCTTGAACAAGAAGGCAATACAATTTCATTTGTTGAAAGATCATCCGTTTCTGGAAATGTTGTTGAAACAAGAGTTGATCAAGCTAATTGGAATTCAGATACTCTTCTAGGTAATACATCAACAAGCCCTTCGCAGATAACTTTAGACCTAGGCAAAGCACAAATCTTGTGGACAGATATTGAATGGCTTGGGCTCGGTACAGTGAGATGTGGATTTGTAATTGATGGTCAACTCATACATTGTCATTCATTTCACCATTCAAATCTTATTAGATCAACATATATAACCACAGCATCTCTACCTATAAGATATGAGATATTTAATACAGGAACTACAACAAGTAATAGTATATTGAAACAGATATGTTCAACTGTTATTTCTGAAGGCGGGTACGAACTGCGTGGTGCTCAACAAGCTATAGAAACTGCGATAGGTTCACCTCGCGATCTCACTACAGCCGGAACATACTATCCTGTAGTTTCTATTAGATTAAAAACTTCACCAAATAGACTAGATGCTATTGCTATTCTTACAGCACTTTCTATTTTGGCCATTACAAACAACGCAAACTATAACTGGAGAGTTGTTACAAATGGAACAACAACAGGCGGTACCTGGGTAAGTGCCGGTGATGATAGTTCTGTTGAGTATAATATTTCAGGAACGAGTTTTGCTGGCGGCCGCGTTATGGCTAGCGGATTCTTGAACGGATCAAATCAAGGTTCATCGCCAGTTGACATTTTAAAAGAAGCGTTGTTCAAGTTCCAGCTAGAACGTAATGGTCTTACGTCAACACCTTTTGAACTTACACTAACTGCTGCGGCAGATACTAACGGCGCAGATATCTATGCCTCTATGGATTGGGAAGAAATTTCACGTTAAATAATGGGAGTATATTATGTTAAGATTGAATGTGTATAAAACTCATCCGGATGTTGTTGCTCCGGACTTTGCAACTAAACAGTCAGCTTGTTTCGACTTAGCTTTTTCAAACGCAGGTAAAAATGTGTATAGCGGCTACAATGAACAGAACGCCAAGTTTGAGCGACCTCTACATAATGGCCGTATCTACATCAATCCAGGTGACCGCGTTCTGGTACCTACAGGGCTTATACTGGACATTCCCAAAGGCTATTCAGTCAGAATCCATCCAAGATCAGGTCTCTCACTCAAGCAAGGTCTAATTTTAGCCAATGCTGAAGGTGTAATTGATTCTGATTATGTCGAAGAACTTTTTCTTCTCATGACAAACAAATCTACAAATGGGCTTTGGATCAATCCTGGTGATCGTCTTGCTCAAGGTGAACTTGTTGAAAAGCTAACATATGCTATTCATGAAATCAATGAGAAGCCTGGTCAGAAAACAGATCGTGTTGGTGGTATGGGTTCAACCGGTGTAGTTGTTATCAAGACAGATCCAGTAGAACCAGTCAAGCGTGGTAGAGGTCGACCAAAGAAGACGGCATGAAGAACTATACATCCGTAAAAGTTGATTTTAAGCCCGCTGCGATTGAGTTCGAAGGTGGGCTTACTATCTTCGTAGATGAAAATAATAACATCAAGATTGAAGGTCAGAACAACATTGACTTCAACTGTAATGGTGATCTCTCTTTCAATGCTAAGAAGATCAATATGACAGGTTCAGATGAAGTGATGGTAGAATCCAAGATGCACCTCATACACCTTGCGCCTCGTATTGATTTGAATCCAGAAACAAATGACCTTAGATATATTGAGCATAAAGAATTGGTTGAGAAGTTTCGTAAAGAAAGAAAGATACCAGATTCACCAAGATTCTGTCATCCATTAGGAGATGAAACTTGACAGCCGAATTATATCCACCTCAATTACCTGAAGTAACTTTTAGAGACTACTTTAGCGATGAAGTTTGGGTTCAGGCCAACGATGGAGTTTCTGTAGTTAATGCTGATGTCAGAAACGTCACGGTTACTTCTAACACACCTTTTGGTAACGTGAGTGTGAACGTAAGCAATCATGTCATACGTTTCTCAGGAACATGCAATACAGGTTTTAGCGATAACGTTATATATACAAAGATTAGATCAAATACTCTTAACTCATACTATTGGTTGGATCCGCCTGTCACAACAGATATGTATTCATTAGATGCTAATACGGTAAACACAAATAACTTATTAATCTATCAGTTCAACACCGATAATAAATTCTGGGCTAATGTTACATACACACTAGAAGTTCAATACTCAGATGCTAATGTCTCTAATGATACTTTGTCGATTAGTAGAGATGTGGTAAGAAATGTATATTCGACAGCCGCATATGTGAGGTCAATTTATCCATGAGTAGACCTGTAACTAGAATAGGTGATGCTGACGTTCCTCACTGCACTCCTATGTTTAGATCAACCGGATCTGGTAGTGTGTTTGTTAATGGTCGACCTGTCAGTAGACAATTTGATTTGAATACACCACATAAAGCACCTATAGGAAAATATTGCTTTGGTGCTGCATCACCTATGCACGTTGCTTATATCGCCGTTGGAAGCACAACGGTTTTTTCGGATTCAAGAGGTGTTGGTAGAGTGGCCGACCTTTTAATATCAGCAGGAGTACCACCTATATGCACGGCGGTAGCCCAAGGATCACCATCAGTTTTTGCTGGTGGTTGACAAAAAGACACAAAGGTGATATAAATACAATCGTGGAGTAGAGAAGAGGTCATCTCGCTAGCCTCATAAGCTGGAAAACGGCGGTTCGAGTCCGCCCTCCGCAACCAACTCTTGCCTAATGGAAGAGTTTTTCATAAACCTAACTTGCTTACAAAGGAGTTAAACATGACACTCAATAAAGTTCCTTATTTCGATCCATTCTCTTTTCCTGATCTCTCAAAGAATGCAATTGGTTTCGACCAAATTTTCAAAAAGATTGGTGAGATCACAGAGAACCTTCCTAAGATTCCAACGTATCCACCTTATAACATTCGTAAGGTTGATGAGAATAAGTATGTGATCGAAATTGCTGTTGCGGGCTTTGGTACTCAAGACCTTGAGCTTGAACTGCAAGAAGGTACCCTTACAGTAAAGGGTAACACAGTATCGTCTTCATATCCTGGTTCAGAGTATATCTTCAAGGGTATTGCAGACCGTGCTTTCACAAGACAATTCACACTGGCCGACACGGTTGTTGTAAAGAACGCCGATCTTGTTAATGGTATGTTGAAGATCATGCTTGAGCGTTTTATCCCAGAAGATAAGAAGCCACAGAAGATCAATATCAACGAAGGTGGTAAGTCGGAGAAACAATTTCTAAAGGACTAATCGTGTACATTCTAATTGACGAAATGACAAACTTCTTTCAGAGAATGTTTGATAAAACCCGCTATGTTCATCGTACAGCATACGAGCTTTCTCGACTGACTGATAAGGAGTTAGAAGAGCTACAGATGACAAGAATGGATATTCCATATGTTAGTCATATGTCTGCTCTGAAAAACGATGCTCTGAAGAAAGACTAAGTAGAGGGGGAGAAATCCCCCTCTTGACTTTATTGGAGATAATGCTATAATGTGGAGATTATGGGCAAAAGCTCTTGGTGAAAAACACGGCAAGAATGATAAAGAAGCAGACAAGATTGCTCTCATTCGAACCGCCATCGTGCTTTGCTATATAATAACGAATATCTTTATCGTGGCAGGTGTGATAAGGCATTGGTGATGAAATATAACTTTGTAATTGAACCCCCTCGGCCTAAGAAGGCTATCGTAATTACCCCTACAGTAGGATCTGAGAAGCTCAAAGATGCTATCGCAAGCGTCGATGCACAGACATATGAGAATGTCGAACATCTGATTGTTTGTGATGGTATGGAACATTGGGAGAGATTAAAGCAACTTCAGTTTGATTCTCCAAAAAACCACACTATCAATATTACAAACATTCCTTTCAATACAGGTCATGGCGCTCAAGGCTTCTATGGTCATCGTGTCTATGCGGCTTTCGCTCATCTTGTCGATCATGACTATATCTTCTTACTAGATGATGATAACTGGTATGATACAAACCATGTAGAAACTCTTGTCAAGACTTTAGAAGAAGGTAATGACTTTGCCTTCTCACTTCGCAAAGTCTATGATAAAGACAAGAACTATCTCTGTGATGATAACTGTGAAAGTCTTGGTAAATGGCCAATCTACTTCACATATGGTAAAGAAGAACACTTTCTAATTGATACATCTTCATTTGCGTTTCGCCGTGAGTTTCTAATCAAGACTTCACAATTCTGGCACCACGGTTGGGGTGGTGATCGTCACTTCTTCTACAATGTAAAAGACTATGCTAAATACGACACCAACGGTAAGCACACACTCTGCTATCGTTTGGATGGTAATCCAAACTCCGTTACCTCAACATTCTTCGATCAAGGTAACGAAGCAATGAAGACTATTTACGGTGATAAATTCCCTTGGATAAAGGACTAAATTATGGATCTCGGTCAACTAATCTATTCAATCAAAGAAGAACCAATTCGTAAAGAAGAACTGTTTCAGTTTATTGGTTTCTGTTTACAACACGCTCATCATTCTGAAGCACAGAACTATCAAGATGTTTGGGCTTTATGGGAAACCAAATCAAAAGCTGGTGGTTTCTTTGTTGAATTTGGTGCTACTGACGGTAAGACAAGCAGCAATACCTATGCTCTTGAAAAAGAATTTGATTGGAAAGGTATTCTCGCAGAACCAAATCCAACATGGCATGAAGACCTTGCTAAGAACCGCAGTGCTTTTATTTCGCACGATTGTGTCTTCACTGAAACTGGTCAGACACTAGAATTTTTGAAAACCGATGCCGCCGATCTTGCAACGATCAAAGGTTTCGGTAATGATGAATTTAATGAAGAAAGAAAGAAGTCTGAGGTCATTAAGGTCAATACGATTTCTCTCTACGATTTGCTGGAGAAAGCCAATGCGCCAGAGACTATTGATTATCTTTCGGTCGATACAGAAGGTAGTGAATACGGGATACTTAATGCGTTCTTCCAGAAGAACAATAAGTATGATGTGAAGCTTATTACAGTTGAACATAATTTTACGATGCGGGATAAGCTTCATGAATTGTTGACTAAGTATGGTTATCAGCGCAAGTTTGAACCAATCTCACGTTGGGACGACTTCTATGTGAAAGTGAATTGATATGAAAAAAGATTTGATTATTGGTGGTGCGAGTAACTATACATGGGACCAGTTGAAGTATTGGGTCAACTCAATCAAGAAATCTGGTTTTACTGGTGATATTGTCATCGTCGGCACCAACCTCAAGAAGGCCACGATTGATAAATTGAATGAAGAAGGTGTGACGCTTTCTCTTTATGGTCGTGTGAACGCTGATGGTGATGTGACTGCACCAACCAACAATGCTCCTCATGTCGAACGTTTCTTCTATCTCTGGAACTATCTCAATCAACTCAACTCAGACGAATATAGCAATGTGATCACTACAGATGTTCGTGATGTTGTGTTTCAGACCAACCCTTCTGATTGGCTTGAAGACAATATGATGGGACCTTTGCTTGTAGCTTCTTCAGAGGGTATGCGTTATAAGAACGAGCCTTGGGGTAATCAGAACTTACTCGAAGCTTTCGGTCCTTTCTTCCATAATAAACTTAAAGATAATCTTATCTATAATGTTGGTGTTCTTGCAGGTGAATTTGAAACTGTAAAAGGTCTTCTTTCTTTCATCTTTCATCTTAGTGTTAATCGACCTATTCCTATTGTCGATCAGGCCGTCTTTAATTTTATCATCAACCAACCACCTTTCTCTTTTGATACTCTCTTCACCAATAATAATGATGCTTGGGCTATTCAGCTTGGTACAACTATTGGTGCTGTTGAATCTGGTAAAGGTGACCTTGGTCAGATGTTCATGAACGATCCTTCTAAGTATCAAGAAATCTATGAAGACAACCAACCTGTCATTGAAGATGGTGTTGTAAAGACTATTGAAGGTAAATCATACTGCATCGTTCACCAATATGATCGTGTGAACGGTTTGAGAGAACAGATTGAAAGGATTTATGGATGAACCCCGAATACTTTGATATTGAAAACTTAAAGATGTTTGGTATGTGGCCGCACCAGAGTTTCATCTCTCGCGGCATCTCACCTTACATCAAGCGTATCAGAAAAGATAAAGTCTCTGTTCTTATCATTGGTGACAATAAAGGTGAACAGACGATTGATCTTCTTGATCTATGTGGTGATAAACTTCAAAAGCTTTGCACTATTAGAGATAGTGATGATGACCTTATCAAGGCTATCTATGCTAAGAATACAAAAGGTCGTGATGAGATCATAGATACTAACTTAGAAGAATCCTTCGATGTTGTTTGTATCAATGAACATTCTTGCACCGAAGAAACTTTGAAGAAGTATTATGATCTTGTTCCTAGTAATGGTATCTTCTGTGGTAACGGGCATGAAACAAAAAAAGTGAAAGAGGCCTTGACTTCTTTCAGAAGAAATAGTAAGATAGGTACTCCTATTCAGGTTGCTAATCGCGCAATCTGGTTCTGGTATAAGAGGTAATTATGGCAAAGACTGCACTCGTTCTTGGTGCCGGTGGTTTCATCGGCAATCATATGGTCAAGAGATTGAAGGAAGAAGGCTATTGGGTTCGCGGTGTTGACCTCAAGTATCCTGAATATGGTAAGACCGAAGCAGATCACTTTGTACTTCGTGATCTTCGTCATGCTGATGTCATGTATGATATGATTGGTTGGGCCGGTGTGAATCGTGACCCACACCAGATTTTTGCGTTACAGTTTGATAAACCATTTGATGAGATTTATCAGTTTGCGGCTGACATGGGTGGTGCTGGCTATATCTTCACAGGTGAACATGATGCTGATGTTATGCACAACTCAGCCACAATCAATTTGAATCTGCTTGATGCTGTTCGTGAAAAGAACAATCGTTTCAAGCAGAATACAACTAAGATTTTTTATTCTTCGTCTGCTTGTATGTACCCTGAACATAATCAGTTGGATCCAAACAATCCAAACTGTGCTGAAGACAGTGCGTATCCTGCAAATCCAGACAGTGAATATGGATGGGAGAAACTATTCAGTGAAAGACTTTATCTTGCCTACTATCGCAATTACAATATTCCTGTACGCATTGCTCGCTTCCATAACATCTACGGTCCGTTCGGAACCTGGGACGGAGGTAGAGAAAAAGCGCCCGCAGCAATTTGTCGTAAGGTAATTAAGAACGATAGAACCATTGAAATCTGGGGTGATGGTAAACAAACACGATCATTCCTCTACATTGATGATTGTATCAATGCTGTTCGACTTCTCATGCAATCAGACTTCATGGGTCCTGTAAATATTGGCTCTGAAGAAATGGTAACAATCAATGATCTTGTTGATATCGCCTGTGAGATTGGTCGTAAAGACTTGACCAAGATTTATGTTGGAGGTCCTACAGGTGTTCGTGGTCGTAATTCAGACAACCGTTTGATTTGGGAAAAGTTACATTGGAAACCAAATTATGGTTTGCGTGAGGGGCTTGAACATACATATGATTGGATTGAAAGTCAGATCAAATGTAAGAACTCATTTGCGAAAGATGCAATTACATTATGAAGCCTTTATTGAAACTTGGGTTCACTGATACTTTCAGTGGACCTGTAAACTTTTTTACCACGATATTATCGGAGAGATTTGATGTGGTCGTTGATCATGATAATCCACATTATCTCATCTTTGGCGACAGCAATTTTGGCAATGATAACGTCAGATTTGATGACAGGGCATGTATTAAGATTTTCTACACGGGTGAAAACGCTCGTCCTTGGGACTATCGTTGCCATTATTCCATTACATTTGACCACTTTGAATTTGATGGTCGCAACTATCGTCTACCTCTTTATGTGTTGTATGATTACGACAATCATTTTAGGGATGCGCCGAATACTAGCAATGTAAATAGACAGCCAGAGGATCTTCTAGAAAAGAAAGGTTTCTGCTCATTCGTTGTCAAGAACGGTGGTTGTGAGAAACGCAATCAGTGGTTTCATAAATTGAATGAGTATAAGCCAGTCGCATCTGGTGGGCCTTTGTTCAATAACATTGGTTATGTCTTGCCTCGCGGTGAAGAATCCGTCTCGGCTAAAACAAAGTTTCTCAACAACTATAAGTTCAATCTGTGCTTTGAAAACTCAAGTTATCCTGGTTATGCAACCGAGAAGTTGTATGAGGCACTGACCACAAAAACCGTTCCTATCTATTGGGGTAGCCCAACAATCGAAGTTGACTTCAATACAAAAGCCTTCCTTAACTGGCACGATTATGGTGATGATGATGCTTTCTTTGAGGCTATTAAAGAGATTGATGAGAATCCAGATTTATATGAAGAAATGTATTTACAACCTATGTTTGCCGACTATCAGAAAGTGAACAAGTTCTTTGACAAAGATCGTTTTCTGGATTGGTTTGAAAAGAATGTTTATAAAGGTGTGCTAACTAATGTTTAAATCTCTGATCATTACACCAACCGGTTGCCCAATGTTCTTTGATGATGCTTATGATAAGGACAATCATTGGCGTTTCAATAAACCAGGTCGTTCATTTGAGGTCTGTGTAATTGGCTTCAAAGAAGACTATGTTCCAGAACCCAATTCATATGATTACTTTTTTCACTATCCTGTCCGCTACAAGTGGAAACACCTACCTGAACTGTGTGATTTCCTTGTTACGAAAGGTATCAAGTGGTGGGATTACGACTATATCGGTTATTGGGATGATGATTATTGTACCGACATTCAATCTGTTGAGAACGCACTAGGTTTGGCCCGTGCCTTAGATGCAAGATTGTTTCAGCAATCTCTTACATCATGGACAGTTTATCCTTGTCTTGAACAAAATCTTGAATGGGTCTTTGCTGAAACTAACTTCACCGAGATGGGTGTTCCTTTCTATCGTGCAGATATTTTCAGAAAGGTCTTGACACTACTGACCGATTATGTGTATAATGAGAGCGAATGGGGAATCGACAAGATCATGTGTCACTATCTAGGACATACCGCTCATGTCATTCATGAATCATCAATCAAGCATATGCGCCGTGAAAGCTGGTATAGTAAAGACAATGCCTTTGCTGAAATGGAATATCTGATGCGCGATTGGTTCCCTAAGTACATGAAAGACAAGTTTAACAAAGAGTATAAATATGACGATTCTCAGGAGACACTGAGAGCCTATATGAAAGCGAAAGGTGAATAATTATGAAGAAGAAGGTCCTCGTTACGGGCGGTGCAGGTTTCATCGCCCATCATGTTATTGATACTATTCTTGAGAGAACCGATTGGGATGTCGTTACTCTCGACCGCTTAGATTTCTCAGGTAATCTCAACAGACTTCATGAATTGATGGCAACAAAAGACGAGGCTACTCGTCGCCGTGTGCGTTTTGTATTTCATGATCTCAAGGCTGAGATTAGCCCTTTGACTTTCAACAACATCGGTGATTGCCATTACGTTCTGCATCTTGCGGCTGGTTCTCATGTTGATCGTGCTATTGAGAATCCTCTTGAGTTTGTTCTTGACAACGTTGTTGGTACTTGTAACATTCTCAACTATGCTCGCAAGTGTAAGAACCTTGAGCGTTTTGTTTACTTCTCTACAGATGAAGTCTTTGGTCCTGCTCCAAAAGGTGTTCTGTATGATGAACGGGCCCGCTACAACTCGACCAATCCTTATTCAGCTACAAAGGCTGGTGGTGAAGAACTAGCTGTTTCTTTCCACAACACTTATTCAATGCCGATCTATATTTGCCATACAATGAATGTCTTTGGTCCTCGTCAGCATCCAGAAAAGTATGTGCCAAAGAGCATCAAGAACATTCGTGATGGTGGTATCATTACCGTTCATGCTGATCCTGTTTCTGGTCAACCTGGTTCACGTTACTATGTCCACGTTTCTGATGTGGCTGATGCTCTCATGCACATTCTTAATCTTGACGAACATCGCTTTGAACCAGACTATGGTGGTGCAAAGTGCCCTAAGTTCAACATAGTAGGTAATGAAGAGATTGACAACCTTGAACTGATCCAGATTATCGGTAAGGTCATGAACAAGAAGGTCAACTATGAGTTGATTGACTTCAACAAGTCACGACCTGGTCATGATCTGCGTTATAGCCTCAGCGGTGAATATATGAAGAGCCTTGGTTGGGAACCTCGTATTCGTCTTCGTGATCGTATCGAAGAAGTTGTTCACTGGACACTTGAAAATAATCATTGGCTTCTTGCTTGAGGTGAAACATGATGTCTGATTGTAAGAAACTTACCGAATGTGTGGCTTGCGGCTCAAACAAGTTGAAGCTTGTTCTTGATTTGAATAAGCAACCTCTAGCAAATTCATACAAACTGAAGAAAGATGATTGGCAGCCGGAGTTTCCTCTGGCTATCAATCGCTGTGAAGAGTGTCATCATGTACAACTTACTCATGCTGTTAATCCTGATCTCATGTTTGAGGATTATCTCTATGTGAGTGGTACGACACAAACTGGTCGTGAACATTTCAAGCAATTTGCCAAGTTTACTTCCGATCTTCATGGTTCCGCAAAGACCATTCTTGATGTTGGTTGTAATGATGGTACTCAGCTTGATTACTTCAAAGAACTTGACCTGACAACATATGGTGTTGATCCAGCAAAGAACCTTTTTGAACTTGCTGCAAAGAACCATCATGTCTGGTGTGACTATTTCAATGATGACTGGATTATGAGCCTTGGTCAGTCTGAAAAATTGTATTTCGATATCATCACCGCACAGAATGTCTTTGCACATACAGCCGATCCATTATCTTTTCTCAAGACAGCAAAGAATGTGATGAACGATGATAGTTTACTTTTTGTTCAGACTTCTCAAGCTAATATGATTTTGAACAATGAGTTTGATACGATCTATCATGAACATATCTCATTCTTCAACTCACAGTCTATGAAGAAATTATGTGAACGTGCAGGACTTCATCTTGTGAATGTTGATAAGATGCCTATTCATGGTACAAGCTATATCTTTACGATCAGTAAGAAAGAGCGTAAAGGTAATGTTGATTTCGTTATTGCAGAAGAAGAAAAGAATGGTCTCTACAATCCAGAGACTTATGTTAAGTATGCCAATCGCTGTAAGCAAATCGTAGATGAATTGGTTATGGCCGTCTGTCAGTATACCAGAAGTGATGTGGGTTGGTTGGCTGTTGGTTATGGTGCACCAGCAAAAGGTATGACGTTACTAAACTACTCCGGTCTTCGTCTAGACTTCATTGTTGATGATAACCCATTGAAGCAAGGTCGTTTCACACCTGGTTCTAGTATTCCTATTGTTTCATCAGAGGAACTAGAAAAGTATAAAGACGCTCTTGTTTTTGTACCTCTTGCATGGAACTTTTATGATGAGATTGTAACAAAGATCAAGAAAATTCGAGAAGACAATTCAAATAAAATCTATGACAGATACATTACTTACTTCCCATCTGTGGTAACATCATCATGAAGAAGCATATCTATTACCATCTCTATCTACCAGATGAACATGCTGCTTGGTCAAATTATCTTCTAGAACAATACAAACCAATCGAAGATAACTTTCTGATCGACGCTGTTGATAAGTTTCATTTGGTTCTTGTGGGCAAACCCAAGAACATAGAGATGGCATCCCGCCTCGCAAGTGCGCTTATTCCAAAACTGGAGATTCACACTTTCGAGGATAAGTTCAAGAGTGACAAGGACCTTCACACTCTTGACACCGACTTGCATGGTCGCAATGAAAGACCAATGACCGAATATGGTACACTTTGTCTCATTGCTGACCATGCTCGTCGGGAAGATGCTCACTTCTTGTATATGCACGCCAAAGGAGTCACCTCTTACGAGAGGTGTCTTCGTGCAGGTCGATACGAGGAGTTTCGCAACTATCTTTACTGGCGCAAGTTCCTTGAATGGGCTGTTGTTGAGCGTTGGCAAGAATGCAATAGTTTACTTGAACGTTTTGATGTGGTCGGTTGTAATTATTCTGAATGGCCAATGAAACACTTCAGTGGCAACTACTGGTGGTCGAAGTCCGAATACATCAAGAACATCGCACACATCAATGATGATGCCTGGTGGGCTTCTGAGTGTCAAAGGCATCCTGATGTAAATCCTTTAACTTGGCGTCTTCGTGATGAGATGTGGATCTGTCATGGTGATAATGCAAAAATGTGTTCACTTAAAAATGCAGATAGACCACCACCTCATGGCACTCTGGCGGTTGACTTAATGCGTAGAAGAATGTATGCTGGATACAATTGAGTCGCCTTGTATAGGAGTTTGTAGCTATGGTGAAACCACCCAAAACGAGAAAAACTCTGAAAGAATATGCAGCGGATGCGGCCGCACGGCTGAAGAAATCACCGAGTGGTATAAAGCCAGCAACGAAAGAAAACTCGAAATCAAAATCTCAGCCGAAAAAAGGAAAGTAACGTGAAGACATTCGTTGTCACCGGAGCCAGTGGTTATATTGGTTCTCATATGTGCTATGAACTTCGCCAAGCATATCCTGATTGTAAGATTATAGCAATAGATAGGGTTCAGAAACACAAGTTGAACCACCTTTATGATGATTTCTTTATAATGGATCTAGCGAAGAGTAACTTTCATGTCTTTGAGCGTGAGAAGCCAGACTGTCTATTTCATTTTGCCGCCCTCACCTTAGTACCTCAAGGCGAAGAGAATCCTTATCATTATTACTACAATAACATTATGTCTTTGAATAAGGTTCTTGATGAGTGTATCTATGCAAACGTCAAGAACTTTATCTTCTCTAGTACCTGTGCTGTTTATGGTCCTGTTAGAAAACCTGTAAACGAAACTATGCCTCTCAATCCACAGAGCGTGTATGCGAAGTCAAAGGCCATGTGTGAAGAAATTCTACAGGCTGCTGAGAGAGAACGTGGCATCCGTGCAGGTATTCTTCGGTACTTTAATGCTGCTGGCCGTAATGTTGAAGCCAATCTATATGAAGAGCATGATCCAGAAACTCATCTGATTCCAAACATCATGAAAGAATATAAGCTTGATGTTTATGGTAACAACTTCGACACACCAGACGGAACACCTATTCGTGATTACATTCATGTGATTGATATCTGCAAGTCTCATATCAAAGCCTATGAATATATGGAAGAAAAGAATAAAGGAATACTTTGCAACATAGGAACAGGTAAAGGCTATTCCGTATTGCAGGTAGTTGATGCGGTAGCTGAAGTTACAGGAATAAATGTCGATTTGTCTTTCCATGACCGTAGAGCAGGAGATGTGGACTGCCTGATTTCTGACGTTGAAAGAATGAAGACCCTATTGACTTTTGAGCCGGAACACGATATAGTGTCCATTATAAAGTCAATGAGGAGCTGAACATGCCTATCGTATATGCCGAAGTTGATCTTGCAGACTTTGATGATGAAGACTTGATCAAAGAACTTAGATATCGCGGCTATGACATTGATCTTGAACCAAGTATGGAAGATGTCATCTGGCGCTATAGAAACGGATATATACAGGATGCAATGATAATTCTGGAGAGAATTTATCCAGAATTATATGGTATTAGCAAACTTGTAGGAGAAAAATAATGGATATCGTAATTACTCTAATCGTTGTTGGTGCTTTGGGTTATGTGGCTTGGAGATACTGGCCAAAGCCTGCCTCTGCTGACATGACAGATCCAGCTGGTGCTTCTGCTGCTGCTAAGGTCGCAGAAGAAATTAAGCAGGCGGCTGATGTCAATAAGGACGGCAAGGTAAATGTTGCTGACGCTGTTGAAGCAGTCAAGAAGGTTCGTAAGCCTCGCGCCAAGAAGGGCTAAAATAGAATTGCGGATGTGGTATAAGGGTTGTGCCCTAGCCTTCCAAGCTAGTGAAGATCGGTTCAAATCCGACCATCCGCTCCAATAGGAGAAACCAATGCGTAGAATGTTTGTTGCATCTGTCGCGCTACTTGGTATGATGACGGTGGCTGAAGCGCAAAATTACCATCGTCATCGTTATAACCCGCCACCTAGGCATTATCATCACCACAGACCTAAGCAACATAATGTTTTGCCTTGGGTTGCTGGTGGTCTTGCTTTAGGTGTTCTGGGTGCAATGACATATGACGCATGGGGTCGACCTGTTCATCAACCTCGTTGTTGGGATGAAATGATTGGCTATGATCGCTATGGTCGTCAAGTGTGGGAACGTTACTGTCAATAGGTGAAACATGAGTGATGTTGTTATAAAGAAAGCACCTCAAATCGAAGTTGTGAGTGTTGTTGAAAATGATGATGGTTCTATGAATGTCACCTTTGACATGGATCATGAATCAGTTATTGCTTTCGCTAAAGTTGGCCTACTGAAAGTCTTGACTGATGCAGCCAAAGATATTCTGAATGAAGAAGTTGATGACAACGTAGGATGTTGAGATGAAAGTTTATATTGGTGGTTATGGTCATCGCTTTACAGCTTTTGGCATACAAGATTGGTTAATGGAAAAACGCCACACCAAAGAAGTTTGGTGGAGTCTTGAGCCTGAAAATTATGACAAGTGGGACACTCTCATCGAAAAGACTGTTCTTGGTCTTCAATGGATTCTTGATAAGACAATCAATAAAATCACAGATGGTGAACGTAAAGTAAAAGTTCGCATCGACTACTATGATACATGGTCGATGGATCATACCCTCGCATTGATCATTCATCCAATGCTTCTTCAACTTAAAGAAAAAAATCATGGTTACTTTCATTCTGATCCTGAGGATGCTCCTCACATTGGTCAAGATGAGGGTGCCGACTTTACTAATGATGCAAAGGCTGAAGATCGTTATAATTGGATCATGGATGAAATGATCTGGACTTTTGAACACATCAAGAATGATGATAGTTATGAACTGTTTTATACCGAAGAAAAAGGTTGGGACCGTGAAGCTATGAACGCACACGAAGAACGCATTAAGAATGGTCTTCGTCTCTTTGGTAAATATTTCCGCGGTCTTTGGGACTGATTATGGTTGTGTGTAATCACTGTAAGAAAGAGTATGAACCACTCTTTGATGATAACAATACTCAAGCCATGCAATGTGCATCTGAAATTACACACTGGATGGATGGTAGCCTACGCCTTATTGGTTTCTATGGTTCAACAATCGCCGATGGTAACATGTATGAGGTCTTGACATCTGCATACAGACCTGGTATAATCTGTGATTCCTGTATTGAGACAGGACTAGAAAACTTTCACTTCAAATTAATCTCCACAGATAACTATCTCTGAAAGGATATATTATGGCTAATAGACTGAGTGAATATGGGCTCAATGTTCTTGAGGTCCAGTTCAAGCAACGTGCCTATGATGGCAAGTGGGAACGCATCGCAAAGATTGTCGATTACGACAACAAGTACACTTATAGCACGGAATCAGGTAGCCGTGTTAGTTTGATCCCTGAGAAGTGGGTCACTCTCGGTGTTTATGACTATCTTATGGAGATTGAAGAATAATGGCTACTAATCTTAAACTCATTCGCCTTATCAGTGGCGAAGAACTCATGTCTGAAGTTTTGAATGAAACAGATACAACTATCGAACTGAAGAATCCTGTTCGTGTTGTTCTCATGCCAAGCAAGACTGATCCGAAAACTCCTACCGTTGGTTTTGCACCATGGTTTGATTTTTCTGAACAGAAAGAGTTTACAATTCATAAGGCCCATGTTATAGTAACATCTAAGCCTGTGCAGGAGTTTATCAATCAATATAACTCCATGTTCGGTGGCATCATTGCCCCTCCCTCCTCTAAACTAATTGTGTGATGAAAACATTCTACACCAACGTACAAGTTTACGGTTCTAAAATCTTATATCGTGGTGTTGATCAGGGGCGGAGAGTAAATCTCCGCTCTGATTATTTCCCGACCTTGTTTGTGCCGTCTAACAAACCTACACAATTCACAACAGTCAAGGGTGAGTATGTGGCTGAAATCAAGCCAGGCACTATTCGTGAATGTCGTGACTTTGTGAAGCAGTATGATGAAGTACAAGGCTTCAAGATTTATGGTAATCAGAAGTACGAATATACATTCATTGCTGATCGGTTCTCGAACGATGTTGATTGGGATCTAGATCACATTCGTGTCTGTAATATTGACATCGAAGTGGGTAGTGAGAACGGCTTCCCTGAACCTGATGATGCAAACGAACCTATCACAGCCATCACATACAAGATGGGTGAGAAGTTCGTTGTTTTCGGTTGTGGTGACTTCAATAACACCAGAGATGATGTTCAATATATCAAGTGCCGTGATGAGATCGACTTGATCAAGCGGTTCATTGACGAATGGTCTGGTGATTATCCTGATATCATCACAGGCTGGAATGTTAAACTCTTCGATATTCCCTATATTGTCAATCGTATCACTCGCCTGCTTGGTGAAGATGTGGCTAAACGTCTTTCGCCTTGGGGTGTTCTCAATCAACGAGAAGTCAACTTTGGGCCTGGTCGTCAATTCAATACCTACATTATTCTAGGTATCTCTGCACTTGACTATATTGATCTTTATCAGAGATATGCTCCTGAAGGTAAGTCTCAAGAGTCCTATAAACTCGACAACATCGCACATGTGGAACTTGGTGAACGCAAGCTTTCATATGAAGAGTATGGTAATCTACACACACTCTATAGAGACAACTATCAACTCTTCATTGAGTATAATATCAAAGACGTTGAACTCATCGAACGCCTTGATGATAAGCTGAAACTCATCGAACTGGCTCTGACGCTAGCCTATGATAGCAAAACCAACTATGATGATGTGTTCGCACAAGTCCGCATGTGGGATGCTCTGATCTATAATCATCTGCGTGAGAAGAATATGGTTCTCCCACCAGTTACTAAGCATAGTAAAGATGCTGCATATGTTGGTGCATATGTCAAAGAACCAAAACCTGGTCTCTATAATTGGGTCGCTTCGTTCGACTTGAACAGTCTGTATCCGCATCTTATCATGCAGTATAACATTTCACCTGAAACATTCTTGGAGCCTGAAAATTATGAAGATGTTCATCGCAATATTATCGTTCGTGGTGTTGATGTTGATCGGCTTCTTGGGGAGTCTGTGGTTACAGATGGGCTGAATGGTCACACTCTGACACCAAACGGTCAATTCTTTAGAACAGATAAGCAAGGCTTTCTACCTGAGATGATGGAGACTATGTACAATGACCGCTCAAAGTATAAAAAGAAAGCCATTGAAGCTAAAAAAGAACTTGAACTGGAAAAAGATCAAGCGAAGAGATTTGATATTGAGAAGAGGATTGCGAGATATAACAATCTCCAACTTGCCAAAAAAGTATGTCTTAACTCAGCTTATGGTGCCTTGGGCAATGAATACTTCCGCTTCTTCGATATACGTCAAGCGTCTGCCATCACTACTTCAGGTCAGCTATCTATTCGCTGGATAGAAAAGAAACTAAACGAATACATGAACCGTGTTCTTAAAACGGAGAATGAAGATTATGTTATTGCAAGCGATACGGATTCGATCTACCTTACTCTTGATAGACTTATCAGCAAGACTATTAGAGAAGAGAATCCTTCTGTTGGAACAGAACAAATCATCGCCTTCATGGACAAAATCTGTGAGGCTAAAATTCAACCGTTCATTGACAAATCTTATGGTGAACTTGCTGGATATGTTCATGCTTTCGACCAAAAAATGATGATGAAGCGTGAGGCTCTGGCTGATAAAGGTATCTGGACAGCCAAGAAGCGTTACATTCTCCGCGTTCATAATAACGAAGGTGTGCAATACGCAAAGCCTAAATTGAAGGTGATGGGTCTTGAGATGATCAAGTCATCTACACCTTCGGCCTGTAAAGAGAAACTTTGGGAAGCCATTGATATCATCTTTAACAAAGATGAAGCTGCGGTCATTGAGTTCATCGAAAAGTTCCGCAAAGAGTTTCGCACACTTGAGCCTGTTAACATTGCTTTTCCTCGCGGTGTGAATGGTCTCACCAAGTACAAAGGCAAGAACGGTGCTATCTTTGACAAAGGCACACCCATCCATGTTCGTGGTTCTTTGATCTATAACAACCTTATCAGTAAGAACAAGCTAGATAAGAAGTATGAGCTTATCAAGGAAGGTGAGAAGATCAAGTTCATCTATCTGAAAGAACCAAACACCATTCAAAGCGATATCATTTCTTTTACTAATGTTATACCTAAAGAGCTTGACATTGTGAAGTTTATCGACTATGATACACAATATGAAAAGTCTTTCGTTGAGCCTTTGAAGATTGTGCTTGATAGTATCGGATGGAAGACTGAGCATGTCAGTAGTTTGGAGGCATTCTTTTCATGAGTGAAACCTTTTGTCAACGACCATGGGGAACTTGGGAAGTCATTGATCAAGGTCCATGGTATAAAGTAAAAAGACTTATTGTTGAGCCGAATAAGAGTATCTCACTTCAATATCACATACATAGAAGTGAGACATGGGCCATCACACAGGGTCGAGGTGAAGTTCGACTTGATGGTGATACGTTTCAGGTAAAACAAGGTGATACCTTTGTAGTACCAATTGGTGCAGTACATAAAATCACCAACATTTCAAACATCCAGTTAATCATAATCGAAGTTCAATGCGGTGAGATTACCGAAGAAAACGATATCGTGAGGCTGGGTAAGTAAGGAGAAACTTATGACAGACATATTTGCATCACTCATAAAGGAAACTGGTAATGAATATGCGAGCATTGTTGAAGAAGGTATTGAAGCTGGGGATGTTTCTGGTTTTATTGGAACTGGCAGCTATAGTCTTAACGCTCTACTTTCTGGGTCCATTTTTGGAGGGCTTCCTGGGAATAAAGTTACCGCTCTAGCAGGTGAACCTTCTACAGGCAAGACATTCTATGCAATCAATATTGTAAGACAATTCTTACAAGACAATCCAAAAGGCTTTGTATTCTACTTTGAATCTGAATCTGCTATCTCAAAGCAAATGCTTGAAGATCGTGGTGTGGACGTGAAGCGCATTGCTATCATGCCTGTTGCGACCATTCAAGAGTTTCGTACACAGGCCGTAAAGATCCTCGACAAGTATCTTGAACAGAAAGGTGAGAAGTTGCCTATGATGTTCGTGCTTGACTCACTCGGCAATCTCTCAACTGAGAAAGAAATGCAAGATATTGCGGATGGTAAAGACACCCGTGATATGACAAGAGCGCAACTTATTCGCGGTGCTTTCCGTGTTCTTACACTGAAGCTTGGTAAGGCCAATGTTCCTCTGATTGTCACAAATCACATCTATGATGTTGTTGGTGCATATATGCCAACAAAGAAGATGGGCGGTGGTTCTGGGCTTGAGTATGCCGCATCCACAATCATCTTCCTCTCAAAGAAGAAAGACAAGACACTTGATGATGATGACGGTCGTACTGGTGCAGTAATCACCGCACACACCAAGAAGGCTCGTCTGACAATCGAAGATAAGAAGGTTGAAACTTGGCTAAACTATGCCAAGGGTCTTGACCCTTATTATGGTCTACTTGATATCGCGGAAAGAGCAGGCATCTTCAAGAAAGTATCTACTCGCTATGAATTGCCTAATGGTGAGAAGGCCTTTGAAAGCCAGATCAAGAAGAATCCTGAAAAGTATTTCACCCAAGATATCCTTCAACTGATTGACGAAGCCTGCCAGAAAGAGTTTCTTTATGGTGGTGAGACTGCTGTTGAAGTAGAAGAGGAAGACGCAGCATGATTGAACAAAATGATTTCCGCTTTCGTGATGATTTAGTAAAAACAGATGATGTTCAAACGGTACCAATTGAAGTCTTGACAGGGCCTTATAAAAATGTTATATATCGTTATGTCAAGGTTGGTGTCAAAGAGAAAGATGATGGTGAGGCTGTTCTTCAATTCCTCTATGATCTACTCGACACAGGTAACTTTTCTGAAACTTCGTTAAGGAACGACCAGAGATTTACTAACCATATTGGACTAATTCTTAATCATATGATACTTGAAGCTGCGGAGACTGAGAAGGATGACACTGGAAAAAACTATTCTGAAGAACCTACTCAGCAGCGAGGATTACTGCCGTAAAGTTCTTCCATTCATCAAAGAAGAATACTTCTCTGGTGAAGACAAGATACTTTTCTCACAGATCAATCAATTCATTGCAGAGTATAATCAGAGACCTACTGTTGAAGCTCTGACGATTGATATTGATGCACTTCGTGGTGTTTCAGAAGATGAGGCTAAGGCGTGTAAAAACGCCTTGGCTTCTTTTGATTTCTCAGAAAAGTCCAATGAAGATTGGCTGCTAAAATCAACCGAAGAGTTTTGTCAAGAAAAAGCCATTTATCAAGCGATGATGAAGGCTATTGAGATTATGAATGATAAGAATGGTACTCTACAAAAAGGTGCCATTCCATCTCTTCTCACAGAGGCTCTATCTGTATCTTTTGATCCAAACATTGGTCATGATTACTTTGATAATGCTGATGACCGTTTCGAGTTTTATCACCGTGTTGAAGAAAAGATTCCATTCGATCTTGAGTTCTTTAATAAAATCACCAAAGAAGGTTTACCTAAGAAGACTTTGAATATTGCTCTTGCTGGCACTGGTGTTGGTAAGTCATTGTTCATGTGTCATTGTGCGGCTGCAAACATCTCGGCTGGTTTCAATGTTCTGTATATCACCATGGAAATGTCAGAAGAAAAGATTGCAGAACGTATTGACGCAAACCTTCTGAATGTAGATATCGCTGATCTTGAGAAGATGAGCAAAGACATGTATGATAAGAAGATTGAAGCGGCCAAAGCAAAGGCTCATGGTAAACTTATCATCAAAGAATACCCAACAGCGGCCGCAGGTGCAAACCACTTTAGAAATCTACTGAACGAATTGCGTCTCAAGCGCAGTTTTGTTCCCGACATCATCTATATTGATTATCTCAACATCTGCTCAAGCAGCAGAATTAAGGCAGGCGGAAATGTCAACTCATACACCTACATCAAATCAATCGCCGAAGAGCTTAGAGGACTTGCTGTGGAATTCAACGTACCTCTTGTTAGTGCCACTCAAACAACCAGAAGCGGATACGCAAGCTCAGACGTTGAACTCACAGACACCTCAGAGTCCTTCGGTCTCCCAGCCACCGCAGACTTGATGTTTGCGTTGATCACCAATGAAACCCTTGAGCAGCTAAATCAAATTCAAGTGAAGCAATTGAAGAACCGCTATAATGATCCAACATCAAACAAGAGATTTGTTATTGGTATTGATAGAGCGAAGATGAGACTTTACGATGTAGAAGATGCGGCTCAGGTAGATATTATTGATAGTGGTCAAACTCCTGTGTTTGAAAAAGGTAACTTTAATAATCGCGACAAGTTCAAGAAGTTGAAGGTAGTCTGATGAATACAGTTAAACTAGTTGTCATTGATAACTTCTTTTCTGATCCTGATGTTATCAGAAAATGGGCTTTGAGTGAGAAATACTATGACACAAAAGAACTCACCGAGATAACATCAAAGGTGTCAGAGTCGCCAAACTATTTTCCTGGTCTTAGAACGTTACCTTTAACAAAACTCAAATCACCCTATTCAGAAGCGATAATGAATAGTACTGCGAGAATAGGTCGACATGTTTTCGGTCTACAAGGTAACATTGATCTTGTATCAAGCTTTCATCTAACCAGAAAAGATGATATTGATATGGCAAACATACACACAGATAATTCATTTGATCCAGGTATCGTATTGGCCGGTGTGATATACTTAACACCTGATGCACCTTTGGACTCTGGAACAACTCTCTACACTAAACAACCACACAAAGAAGTCGATAAGATAAGTAATGTTTACAATCGCTTTGTTCTTTATGATGCTAGTGTTTTTCATAGAGCAAACTCTTATTTTGGTGATGATATGCAAACTGGAAGATTAACTATCGTTTCATTTATCAGAAAGTTGTGAGGTTACATTAAGTACCGTAAGAAGCCAGTCATAGTTGAAGCACGAATACTTACAGATGATAACATGGATGACCTTGCCA